GGGGGGTTTGTGTGGTGGGAAAGTTAGCCAGCGGTGCCCTTCACAACCCAGCGCGCGTAAGGCGCAGGTTGTTCATGGTTTGGCGATCGTCAGCGTAAGGTGCGAGATCGAGCATCAACTGGTCGAAAGATGCTGGATTGGTGCTCGCGCCGCATGACAAATCATCAATTGGGCGTACGTAGGCGTCGTGGGCTTTGCGCAAGGATTCGGAGAAATAAGCGCGAGGGATGTCAAGAGGGCCGCCTGTCCAGCACTCGATGAGCTGCTCAGCATGGAGCTGCATCTCGGTAGTCCACCCATATAATTCGCTCACGACTGAACGAGCTTCAGGGGTAGGATCAGCATAGGAATTAGGCAGGCCAGAAAACTCGACACCATACGGGAGGAAACCCTCAACCGTAGCTTTGTCCGTGGATATGTGGCGCAAAAGATGGTCGATGCGGCGAGCCAGCGGTGATATGACCGGGGCACCGCGGTAAAGGCAGAGAGCCGATTGAGCCTTGGCCCGCAAAAGGGACATCAACTTCGTGGGCTTGGCTCCGGCATCTGAGGGGGGCACAACGAACAATTTAGAAAGAAAACGCTCAGGATTGCCGACTATGCCGTCAGAGTCTTGTAACGGCGACAGCTGGCAAAACACTCCCATTTCTGGGGTAACGTCATCTTCCATTTTCACGTTGAAACAGAATCGTGTGAAGTCGGAGGCTGGTAGGCGGAGTGTGGCGAGATACCAGTAGGTGTCATCTCCCTCAACAAGGCCCAGGCGGTCGGAATCGCCCGAGCTAATGTTGTGGCGCTGGTACAGATTGAATTTCCATACATAGCGGTTGACGACAAAATTTTGAAACGAAGTGCCGGGGACACCAGAAGGCTCAAGCCAGCTCACAATCATTTCGACTGTGAGACGTTGGTCAGAGCGACAAGCGAACTGGATGTGAAGATCCATGAACGTCTTCCGTAGTGATCTCTCAAACTTGTAGAACCATGGGAAATGGCCCAAGAAAAAGTAGTAGATAGGCAGGATGACGTAAAGATATACGGCTTGGGTGTATGACCCTTCGTAACGCGAGTAGTCTGAGAGGGAGACGGTGCCATTGGGCGGCGCTAGGTCTTTTATTTCGGCCATGCGCTGCTTGACTGTCATGTTCTTAACGTGTCCCACGGTTTGCGAGAAGTAATGTTTTTCCACCGAACGCACCGCAAGGCCAAGCCATTGGTACTGGTTGGCCGAGAGGGCGTCATCAGATTGTCCGTAAACGCCGCGCATGAATTTGGGTTCTTGATAGCATTCCCATTTTCCGTTGGCGGCGATTCGGTAGACAGCGCCGGCTTCAAGAGAACGGCGCGACCAGGGCCGCAAAGTGCGGCCGAAGGTCGACCCCAATGCAAAATGCTGTGGCTCTTTGGCACGAGCAGCATGGAGTCTGTCTTTGAACGACTGCGGCTTGTGTAGACTTTCAACAGTCTCACTGAACGACAGCAGGCGCTCAAGGGGCGTGTATCGCGTACGCAAATCATTTTCAATGAAGCGTCGTAGTTCCTCGAAAGCCGGTATGTCCGGAGTGGGCACTGTGGCGGCAATGCGATGAACGGACCCTGTCAGGCAATTGAGAGGATCTTTCAGATCGGGGAAATACGGTGAGATGCCGGGAATTCGCCATGAGGTGTAGAACGCCATTGGAGGACGATCGACTGGCGTGACATTTTTGTTCACGACGCGAAATAAGAACTCTTTGTTCGGATCAGGCAGGTTCATGCCATGAAGTGAAGCCTCGGCGTCGCGGCGCACCAGGTGTTCAAGACCGGTGTCGTCGATACGGTACCCAGTCTGTCTGTGAGTGATGCGAAAGTCACTGACCAACGGGACGGCTGAAGCTGAGGCGAAGAACAAAGAGAAGAAGAGGGCTGCCAGAGCTGGAGAACCGGACGAAATGCCGGGGTTCTGGACCCGAGGTGCTGCTTGGGCGTGTGCTGTGGGTAGGAATTTCCAGGGGAAGCTCACGAGGCTCTCCCCGAAACCACGCACGCTATTGTAACAGACCACACCCCATGGTCCCAAGACTCTAGAGTCGCTGTTCTGGTGTTGATAATCAGTCCAGTCGACATCGACGCTTGGGATTTCGGGGTATCCACCAAACTCAGAGAGTTTGGAGACCAGTTTTTGGGTGGAGTACGCAAAAGCGCTTATCCGATCAGGCCAAACAAGGTCAGATAGGACATCTTCCGCAGGCGGGCGAAGCCACTGCATGAACGAAGAAAACTTAACTCCGATCGCGCGTTGGCCGCTCCACCGGGCATAGTTAACTGCAACAACGAGGCCACCGATGATACCAGTCCATATGGCGAGTCTGGCGGCGAAGTTGTACAGGAAAACCCGTTTTGGGACGGCAATCTCCAAAGGAGAAGCGGTTTCGGCGCTGGCGTGTGCAATGAGACAGGCGAGCGTTGTGTTGCGGAAAATGTCACGCTGAGCAATATCAGCTGCACTGCTGTTTAGCGGTGAGAAGCGGGAAACCTCTCGATTCAGCACATTAAGTGCGACAGAGGGG